GCTGGACGTCGGCGCCGAGCTCACGTGCCCATGCTGCGAGGTTCCCCTGCGAATGGATGAACGCGGCGAACCGGTGCTGTCCGATGGCTGAGTGCCCCTTCTGCCACGATGACCCGGAGACCCCGGTGGTGGCGCGGTGGTCGATGTTCATGGCGTTGACGGTGTTCAGCCAGAACGACCTGACCAAGACCGGTCCGGGGTTCCGGTTCGTCTACAAGAAGAAGCGGACCGCCTACGAGTGGTTCTTCGTCGGCGAACGCGCGCGGTTGGGCATCCCGCTGGCGCGCCGGCGCCGGCGCGCCACGTTCGTGCGCTTCTACTCCGGACGGGAGCGCGAATGGGATATGTCCAACCTGGTCGGCGGGCTCAAACCGGTGCTGGACTCGATGGTCAAGATGCGGTTGCTGACGAGCGACACGCGCGCCGGGGTCGTGGAACACTACGACCAGGTGCGGCATGACGTGCTGAGCGGGCTCGGGATCACGCTGGAGGAAATTGGATGACGCGATGGTGGGTGAACTTCGGAGCGCCGGTCGGCCAGTTCGGCGGCGCCGCGGTGGTCGAAGCCGGGGACTGCTGGCTCGCGGTGGCGGTCGCGCGCATGGCCTACGGCGACGCCGGGCTCGTCGGCGCGCCGGCGGTGTGCGTGGACCCGCTGGAGGACGACCGCGCGGCGAAGATCCCCACCGACCTCGTGGGCCGGTTCCTCGGCGAATCAGACGCCGAGCGCGCCCGCGTTGCGATGGGATGCGGATGCGATTGGTGCCGGATTCGGAGCGCGCCATGATGCCGCCCTTTGCGAAGTGGCTCGCCGACGCCGGCGACCGGATCGTGGTCCAGTACGACAGCCGCGACCTCATCACCCGGGACCACACCGGTGGAGCGGTGTTCTCGGCGTGCGGCAGGTACCGGTACGTCCTCTTCCGACGCTGGGCGTCGAGCGAGCGCGCCGTCTTCGTCATGCTGAATCCGTCCACCGCCGACGAGCGCGAGAACGACCCGACGGTGAAGCGGTGCATCGAGTACGCGCGCGCCTGGGGCTACGGCGGCCTCATCGTGCTGAACCTCTTCGCGCTGCGGTCCACCGACCCGCGCGCGCTGCTCGGCGACGAGGATCCCGAAGGGCCGATGAACGACTCCGCGCTGACCGCGGTCTTCCGGTCGTTGAACCCGCGGTCGCACCTGGTCGTCTGCGCGTGGGGTGTCCGCGGCGGGTACCGGTCGCGCAGCCAGTTCGTTCTCGGGTTGATGGACGCCTGCGACGTCGTCCCCCGGTGCCTGCGCATCACCAAGGACGGGTTCCCTGAGCATCCGCTCTACCTTCCGGGCGTGCTGACGCCGTCGCCCTACCCCGGCGCGGAGGCAGATGATGGCGGGTGAAGACAAGGACTTCGTGGCGTGGGTTCACACGCAGACGTGCCTCGCCGCCGAGCTCGACCCGTGCGAGGGCCGGCTCCACGCCCACCACGCCGGCGAGCGCGGCCTCGGCCAGCGCGCGCACGACCGGACCTGCATCCCCCTTTGCGAGAAGCACCACCGGGCCTGGCACGACGTCCGGTGGCCGTTCTCGTTCATGACGCGAGAGGAGCGGAGAGAATGGCGCGACCGCGCGATCGCCGACACCCAGTGGCGGCACGACCACCCGAAGACGCAACGCGAGATTCCTTGGTGACCGAGGCGTCCGTCGGCCTCGCGATGTCCGGCAAGGTCCTGAACGACGGCCGGACGATGTACTACCTCCGCGGGTGGACCTGCGCCTGCATGTCCTCGCTGGCGATGTTCTTCACGCTCGACCCGCCGGCGGTGAAGGTCGAGTGTCTGGCGCACGTCCCCAAGGGCGAGAAGACGGAGCGCGCGTGGTCGCCGATCGACCGCCAGGCCATGCGGATCGCCATCGCCCTCGGCGACACCAAGCAGGCCGCGCGGATGGTGTTCAGCGCGACCGCCGCCGCCCTCGCTGCTGGCGCCGGCGCCGCCGTGCCCACCGTGCGAAAGGAGACCCGATGAGCGGACCCCTGGACGGAATCCCCGAGCAACTACTCGCCGACGCTGGGACCCGCGACGATCGGCGGAAGGCGCTGGCCGCGCTTGTGTCCGCGTACCAGCTCGTCATCGCCGACGTGCAGACGCTGCCGGACGCGCTGATGCGGTCGGGTGACCCGAACCAGATCATCGCCGGCGCCGGGTGGCAGTTCGCCATGCTGCTCATCATGCAGCGGCACGCTGGCGCCAAGAAAGCGCTGGAGGCCATGACGAGCGGCATCGAGGTCGTGGACCGCATGCCGCGCGGACCTCTGGTGAAACCGTGACCATCGACGACGACGCCAAGGGACAACCACCGCCGGTGAACAAACCTCGGATCTACGAGGCCGACCTGGCGAAGGACTTCGGTCCCGACCCGCGGAACGCCAACAAGGGCACCGAGCGCGGCATGGGGTTGCTCGACAAGTCGATCGCCGAGCTTGGAGCCGGGCGGTCCATCGTGGCCGACAAGAACGGCCTCATCCCCGCCGGCAACAAGACCCGCGAGGCCCTCGCGCGCGCCGGCATCACCAAGGCGGTGGTCATCGAGACCGACGGGCGGACCCCGGTGGTGGTGAAGCGCATGGACTTCGACCTCACCCGGCCCGGCGACCCGGCGCGCCGCTACGCCTACATGGACAACCGAGTGGCCGAGTTGGATCTGGAATGGGACAACTCGATCCTCGCGGAGGACGCGGCGAACGGCGTGGACCTGTCCGGGTTGTGGACCGACGCCGAGCTGAAGATGCTGCTCGACACCACCGAACCGGCGTCGCTCGCCGACCGGTTCCTCGTCCCGCCGTTCTCGGTGCTCGACGCCCGTCAGGGATACTGGCAGGAGCGCAAGGCGGCGTGGTTGGTCATCGGCATCGCGTCCGCCGAGGGCCGGGGCGAGAACCTGCAAAAGTCGGGCAATGGCATGATGGCCGAGTCGATGCGGTCGAATACCGGACGGCTCACCTACGCGCAGGGGTCCGACAAGGACCCGGTGTCGGCCAAGATCGCCGACGCCGGCGGGACGTCCATCTTCGACCCGGTTCTCTGCGAGCTGGTCTACGCGCCCGGGGTGGTCGGTCTACGACCCGTTCGCCGGCGGGTCGGTCCGCGGCATCGTCGCCGCCCTCTGCGGCCTTCACTACATCGGGATCGACCTCCGACCCGAGCAGGTCGCCGCCAACGAAAAGCAGCGCGCCATGGTCCTTGGCGGGTCACCGACGCCATCCGCTCGCGTCCCCGAACCGGACGACGTCCACGACCCGGAGGCGCTGACGCCGGTCCACCAAGTCGGAGACATCTGGGTGAAGCGCGATGACCTCTTCGAGGTCGCCGGGGTCCGCGGCGGCAAGGTGCGGACGTGCTGGGGCCTCGCCCAGGGCGCCGCCGGGCTCGTGACCGCCGGTTCCAGGTCCTCGCCGCAGGTGAACATCGTGGCGCACGTGGCGCGCGCGCTGGGCATCCCGGCGCGGGTTCACACGCCCACCGGGACGCCGTCGCCCGAGGTCGCCGACGCGGTGGCCTGCGGCGCCGAGCGCGTCGAGCACAAGGCCGGCTACAACAACGTCATCATCGCCCGAGCCCGGGAAGACGCGGCCGCGCGCGGGTGGCGCGAGATCCCCTTCGGCATGCAGTGCCAGGACGCCATCGACTGGACCAAGAACCAGGTGGCGAACATCCCCGCCGGCGTGAAGCGGATCGTGATGCCGGTCGGGTCGGGCATGTCGCTCGCCGGCGTCCTTCACGGTCTCCGCGCCGCCGGACGTGACATCCCGGTGCTCGGGGTGGTGGTCGGCGCCGACCCCGCGAAGCGCCTCGACGAGTTCGCTCCCGACGGGTGGCGGTCGATGGTGACCCTCCTCAACCCCGGCGTGGGGTATGACGCCGCCGTCCACGCCGAGGTCGGCGGCGTGCTGCTCGACCCCATCTACGAAGCGAAGTGCGCGCGGTTCCTGGAACCCGGCGACCTCCTGTGGATCGTCGGCGTGCGCGCCACTGCCACCGCGCCGGCGCCGGCGCCGGCGGCGAAGAAGCCTCGGGCGCCGGCGCGCACCATCCCGGCCGGCGGCGCGCCGCCGGTGTGGGTGACCGGCGACTCGCTCAACGCCGCCGCGCTGCTCCCGCCGGGCGACGTGGACCTCGTGTTCTCGTGCCCGCCGTACTTCGACCTGGAGAAGTACTCCACGGACCCCAAGGACCTGTCGAACGCCGGGACCTACGAGGCGTTCCTCAAGGACTACCGGGAGATCATCCGGGTTGCCGTGTCGCGCCTGCGTGCCAACCGGTTCGCGTGCTTCGTGGTCGGCGACCTCCGCGACTCCAAGGGTTTCTATCGGAACTTCGTGTCCGACACCATCGCCGCGAGCTCCTCGACCGCCACCGGACCTTGGAGGCCTTCATCGAGTGGTACGGGACCGAGCACGAGTTCCCCTATCACCCGACCCCGGCCGGACGGAAGTGGCAGGTCGCCATCCACCGGTTGAGCCGGCTGGCGAAGATGTTCGTGGGGCGTGGGAAGGACGAGGACGACGCCGGTTAGTGCGTGCGCGGACCGACACCGGTGCGCGTGAGCTGGATGGTCTTCAGCTTGTGCGGGTCGGGCGACATCGTGATGGGAACGGACACCGTTACGCCACCGGGACCGGTGGCGATCAGCGAGAAGCTGGTGGTTCCGCCGATGGGCTTGCCTGCCACCACCACCGACTGCGAGTCCGGGGCCGGGAACAGATCGACCGGCGCGTTGACCGGAGACAGGGAGTAGGTGAGAGCACCGAGCGGGACCGGCGTCTGCGGCGGTGTCTGGAAGTCGAGCTGCGTGGCGACGTACGTGGCCTCTTCGCTGTCGAACATGGTGTCGGGCATCGGCGCCTCCTGGGCTTGTGCGTCACCGAACCTAACTCACGCCCTTCGAGTGCGCCATCGGGCGTTCCCCGGGTGCGACGCAGAGTGACCATCCGTTCCACTTGAATCGTTTTAAGTGCTCCAAACCGGTCGATCCGTGTACAATTTGAGGGTCGAATGGCGGAATTGGAACCCGTGGACCCGAACGACGTCTTCGCCGCCCGGGGTCGGAACCGGGTGGACCTGCGCCTATTCCGCGAGGTCGAGCGGATGATGGCCATCGGCCTCCGGTTCCACGAGATCCTTCGGGCGCTGGAGCAGGGTTGGGAGAAGGTCGGGCTGCGCCGGGCACCGAGCCGGTCCATCGTCCACCGCTACATCCAGAAGGTGTACGAGGGGTGGGCGGCGCACACCACGGCCAACTCCAAGCACGAGCGGGCGCGGGTGCTGCGGACGATCGAGCAGGCCATGCAGATCGCCTTCGCCGAGAAGGACACCCGGGCCATCGCGTCGTTGGTCCGGGAGCAGGCACGGATCCAGGGCATGTACGCCCCGCAGGTGGTGGACCTACGAGGCGGGATGCAGGTCGAGACGTCGGCGGAGACCCGCGGCGCGCTGGCGCGGTTGCTCCAGGAGCTCGGTGGGTACGGCGCGGGGACGTCGCCGCAACCGCCCATTGAGGTCCGCCCGACGAACGGCCACACCAACGGAACGAACGGGACGAACGGAGCGAAACCATGAGCGAACGCCGACGTGTTCAGGGCGACAGTGTTTCTGTGAGAATCGACGGCGCCGTGGTCCGGTGGCCGGATCCGGACTTGTTCGTGTCGGATCTTGTCCGTGATGCAGGGGTGGGGGTAGACGTCCATGTCTTCGCGACCGACGAGGAGGCCGAGCGTCGGCGTTGCCTACGTCGTCTGCGGTTCGGAAGGGGATAGGGCATGCCGAACCCGATGGAGTGCGAGGACACCGTCGATCCCGAGCGCGCCGCGTCACGCCGCCGGCTCGGGTGCCGCCACGAGACCCACTGCCTCACCATCGCCGACGGCCGGCGGTGGGCGGCCTTCACCTGCGTCGCCTGCCTCGACTACAAGGCGCCGACCGTCCACGACCTCAACGCGGACGCCGTCGGCCTGGTGGACGTCCTCTGCGAGGTCGCCTACCTCATGCGCAACGGCCGGCTGCGCAACGGCCGGCTGCGGCCAGCGGCGCGGCGGTCACCGGGGAAGGAGCGGTCGCCGGCCGAGGTCCGCGAGCACCTACGCGAGCTGGCCAACGAGCGCGCGCGGCGGCGCGCGGCGACCACCGAAGCACCCGACGCCGCCTAGCCGATGGTGTCCGACGAGGACATCGCGGTCACACGCATCCTCTCCAACCTCGACGCGCTCCCGCCGGACCAGCGGGACCGCGCGCTGGAGCTGATCTACAAGGTCGCCGGCGGCGAGGGGCCGGGCGACTTCATCTCCCGCGTCTGGCCGCGCCAACCACCGCCCGACCACATCCAACCGATCCTGGACGCCATCGACCGGGCTCGGTTCCGACCCCAGCGGGTTCTCATCTCGATGCCGCCGCGGCACGCCAAGACGACCACCATCGAGCGCCTGCTGTCGTGGTGGTTGCTCCGCTACCCCGCCGATACCTGCGCGTACATCTCGTACAACGACCACAAGGCCTGGAAGCATAGCCGGAACATCCGCTCGACCTGTCGCTCAATCGGCGTTCCCATGGGCGGCGACATGTCCGTGCGGCACGAGGGCGGCGCGCGCCGCGGGGACATCGCCGGCGCCGTGGGCGAGTGGCGAACGGCGTTCGGCGGCGGGTTGCTCGCCGCCGGTGCGCGCGGCGGGATCACCGGGCACGGCGTCCAGGGGTTGATGGTCTACGACGACCCCTACAAGAACCGCGAGGAGGCCGAGAGCGAGGCGGTCAACGAGCGCGTGGTGGATCAGTTCTTTGAGGTCGTCTACACCCGCCTGGAGGGCGCGTCGGTGTTCGTCATCCACACGCGCTGGAGCCCGACCGACCTCATCGGCCAGCTCGCGGCCAAGGGCGGGTGGACCGTCATCCGCCTACCCGCGATGGCGGAGGCCGACGACATCCTCGGGCGGCCGCTCGGCGCCGCGTTGTGGCCGCAGTTCTATCCGCTCAACCGATCCGTCGGCGGGCCGGACGCCAAGGAGTACCTGGAGGAGATCCGGCGCAACCTGGGCGAGTGGCGCTTCGCCGCCCTCTACCAGCAGCAGCCGCAACCCCAGGGCGAACCCGTCTTCCGCGAACCGAAGTGGTACGACCCCGGCGCGTTCCGCATCGAGGGGTGGACCGTCCATCTGGGCGGCGACCCGGCAGCGACCGACGACACCCGCGGCGACCACAGCGTGGCGGTGGCGATCGCCTCCAAGCGTCTGCCGTTCCCGCCCGGGTGGAACAAGCCCACCCTGTTCCCGCTGCGGGACGGGCGCATTCTCGACGTCATCCGCGGTCGGTGGACCGTTCCCGAGTTCGCCCGCCGCGCGGTCGCCTTCCAAAAGAAGTGGTTCGGCGCCGCCATGGCCATGGAGGCGGTCGCGGGGTTCAAGGCCGTTCCGCAGATCATGCGGGAGATCGAACCGAACCTGCGCGTCACCGAGGTCACCCCGTCGGTCTCCAAGTTCACCCGGTCGCAGGCGTTCGCTGCCGCCTGGAACGACGACCGGATCCTCGTCCCGCTCGGTCAGCCCTGGACCGGCGCCTACGTGAAGGAGCATTGCGCCTTCACCGGCGTGGATGGCCAGGAGGACGATCAGGTTGACGCCTCTGCGCACGGGTGGAATGCTGGTGCCGAAGCGTCCGAGGGGCGGCGTGGTAGCTCCGTGCAGGAACGCTGGAGGTAGTCGATGGCTGACGTGCTCTACGGTCCCCCGCTCTACTTACCCGCCATCGCCGCCGCCGCGATGGACGACCGGACCACCGGCGCCGCCTGCCGCAAGTGCCGCGAGGGCGTGATGTCGGCGCCCGGCTACTGCCCCGGCAAGCACCCCATGTTCCAGTGCCATCTGGGCGCCGGTGAGCATCTGCATCGGAAGTGCTCGGTGTGCGGGTACGTGGCCACCCAACCCTGCCGCGACGCGGCATCCTGAGGAACCCCATGGCGAACTACGACCTGCGCTCAGCTGACGAGGTGGCCGCCGACGACCGGTTCGTGACCAAGGCCCAGGCATCGATGCCAGCGGCCGGCGCCGCCAACGAACGACCCGGCGCGACCTACAAGCGCCTGATGAAGACCCGGCCGGCGCCCGAGTACGACGCCGGCTACTGGGTCAAGCTCCGTGCGCTCTACGCCGGCGGCCGCAAGCTGCTGGGCAACGACAAGCTCATGGACGAGGTGTTCCCGCGCCATCGAAACGAGCTGGAGTTCGTCTACCGCGAGCGCCGGCGTCGCGCGTTTTACACCCCGTACGCCGGCGAGATCATCGACCACGTGGTCTCCGCGCTGGAGGCGTCGCCGGCGTCGGTGTGTCTCGCGCCGCCCGAGGAGGGCGCCGAGAGCCCGGACATGGGGGACGACTGGAAGGAGTTCATCGAGGACACGTCGCCGCCGGGCGGCGAGAAGATGACCATCGCACAACTCCTCCGCACGCAGATCAGCGCCGCGCTCCAGGTCGGGTGCGCGTGGACGTTGATCGACATGCCGCGCGTGGACCAGTCGGCGTACCCGACGCGCGCCGACCAGGAGAAGGCGGGCGCACTCGACGTCTGGGCCGAGCCCATCGACGCCGAGTGTATCCTCGACTGGGAGGAGGACAGCACCGGTGAGCTGATCTGGGCGTGCATCCACACGAAGGAGTGCCGCCGCGAGTCCATCTTCGAGGACCGCGACAAGGTGCTCTGCCGGTGGACCGTGTGGACCCGGGACCGATGGGACCGCTACGAGATCACCCACCCCAAGGACAAGCCACCGGAGCCCGACGACCTCATCCCGAGCGCCGGCGGCGACGTGCATCCGTTCGGGCGCGTGCCGCTCGTGCGCCTGCGCCTGCCCGACGGGCTCTGGATCATGTCCAAGCTGGAGGGCCTCGCCATCGAGCACTTCAACAAGCGGTGCGCGCTGTCGTGGGCCGAATTCCAGTCGCTGTTCGCCGAGCTCTACGAGTTCATGGGGCCAGAGACCGGCGGTGGCGGTGTCGTCGTCGGCGAGAACCAGACCGACCCGACGCGCGCCCGCAACCAGCGCCGTGGTCCCGGGTTCGCCCAAGAGCGCGGCAAGGACGACCGCGCCGAGTTCGTGGGGCCGCCGTCGGAACCGTTCGATCACGCCATGCACTCCTGCGACTCGGTCCGCGACGAGATGCACCGGGTCGCGTTCACCACCGACCTCGCCGCCGACAACAGCGCCGCCGCGCTGGGGCGGTCGGGTGAGTCCAAAAAGCAGGACAAGAACGCTCGCACGGTGGTGCTGGCCGCCCTCGGCGGGTACGCGCGCGAGCACATCGTCGGGGTGTTCGACATGGCGTCGCGCGCCAAGGCCCAGGACCTCGTCGGCGAGTGGCGCGCGTCCGGGCTCGACAAGTTCGACCAGGAGTCCATCAGCGACACCATCAACGACGCCGTGTCCCTGGAGACGGTGTCGATCCCGTCGGCGACCGCCAAGCGCCTCATCAAGATGAAGCAACTCAAGGCCATCATCGGGCCGGACGCGACCAACGAGGACCTGGAGACCATCGAGGAGGAACTGGAGGAGAACATCACCGCCGAGATGGAGATGTCCCAGCGCGCCCAGGAGGCCGGCGCCACGCAAGCCGAGAACGAGGCCGACGCCGCCGCCGCCGGCGAGCCCGACGGCGACGAGGAACCGCCGCCGCCGAAGCGCAAGGCCAAGGCGTCGGGACCCAACACCGCCTATTCCAGCGAGCGGAAGAAGCGGTGATGCACGCCGTCGCGCGCGCCGTCCGCTGGGCGGTGTGCTTCGTGCTCGACCACGACTACCACGAGGTGCCGGACCGTGGTTCGCCCGAGGCCGCCATGCGCCGCGCCGCCGGCAAGGCGTCGGTCGAGCTCATCGTCTGCGGCCGGTGCGGGCGGACGTGGCGACTCCCCCGCGTCGTTACCCGGGGCCGATAACCGATGCCGCCGGTCCCCGCCGCCGCCCAGCGCGTGCAGCGCGAGATCACCGGCATCGTCCTCCGCCAGCTGGAGGACATCGAGGGGTCCATCCTCGTCAAGATGAAGCCGCTGCTCGCCCGCGCCGAGCAGGAGGTCCAGGACGACCTCATGATGTGGTTGCGCCGGCAGAACGGCGAGAACGAGTTCACCGCCCAGGTCTACCGGTCCGCGCTCGCGCGTATCCAGCGAGCCCGCAAGACGCTGGACGCCGCCGGCGCCGAACTGGGCAAGGGCCTCAAGCGCACCTATGAGGACGTCGGCACCATCGCGCTGACCACCATCGAAAAGCAGGTCGCCGGCTTCGCGAAGGCGTTCGGCGACGCCATCGGCGGACCGTCCTTCGACACCGCCGCCGTGGTCCTCCGTGAGAAGGGACCCCTGTTCAAGCAGTTCACCTCGTCGGCGAAGCGCTACGGTGGGCGTATCGGCGACCGACTTACGCAGGAACTCGCCATCGGTCGAATCCGGGGCGAGAGCGTCTTTGAGACGCAAAAACGACTGACCCGCACCATCCCCAAGCTGACCGAGATGGCGTCGAACGCCGCCGAGCGCCTGGCACGCACGGAGGTGATGAACACCTACAACGTGGTGGCCGCCGAGGGGCTCGACGAGTGGGGGAAGGAGGACCCGGACGCCCTCGGGATGTGGGATGCGAGCATGGACGCCCGGGTGTGCCCCATCTGCGCGGCGTTCGACGGGCAGACGATCGAACTGAACAAGGGAGCCAAGTTCACCGGCGCCAAGGGGCGGACGGTCGAGCGCCCGCCGGCGCACCCGAACTGCCGGTGCATCATCACGCCGTGGAAGGAGTCGTGGCGGGACATCGGGCCGAAGCGGAAGGCCGCGCCGGCGCCGAAGCCTGTTCCACCGCCCAAACCCCCGAAACCGCCAAAACCGGCGCCGCTGAAACCGGTCCCGCCGCCACCGGTGCGCACCGCTCCGCTTCCGATGGCGCCACCGCCCGCGCCGGCGCCGCCGCCGTTGAAGGTCATCTCGACGCCGCCGGCAGCACCGAAGACGTCGCTGTCCGCCAAGGACCACCTGATGATGGCGGACGTGTTGACCACGCCGAAGTCGAAGTGGTTCAGCACGATCTTTGGCGGCAAGGCGGTCACCCGCGGCGAGGAACGCAAACCGTGGGTGGAACTGCTGAAGGACCGCTACGGCATGGAGCACCGGGACATCCGGTCGCCGAAGGGGACCGGTCGGATGCGTGAACCGGTGCTTCGATTCGTCCCGGAGTCCAAGTTGCCGGGCGCGAACGCCCAGCACACGTGGGAGGGCGCGATCGACATCAAGGAATCGCGCCGGCTGCCCCAGGTGGACTTCCATCGCGCCATGGCCAAGGGCAAGATGCCGACGGTGATGGAGGCCGACACCGCCCGCACGTACATCCACGAGTTGCTGCACGGGCACTCGACGATGGGTGTCCCGGGCTGCTATCAGGGCGCCGGGAGGCTCGTCGAGGAGGTCGCGACCGAGGTCTCGGCGCGCAAGGTCATGCGGGACATGATCACCGGGGCCGGGCACGACATCTCGGCTTCGGGGTGGGATCGCTTGCGCCTTCCGCAAGCCGGCGCCAAGTACTTTGCAGCGGGATCGTACGGCGGGTGGATCCATGATGCGATTCGCATCGTCGAGGAGGTCACCGGCGAGGGATGGGAATCGGCGGCGGCGCGCGTGGAGACGGCGTCGATCGCCAGCAAGGGCGCCGGCAAGGCGTGGACGATGACGCAGGACGAACACGCGATGGGGTTCATCCGCGAGCTCGGCCTGTCCGACAACAAACGCGAGACCCGGGTTCAGCAGGAGACCCGGGTCCTCCAGAAGATGAGGGCGTGGAAACCATGAACCGACCGAATCTCGGAACCCTGAAGACCAACGACCTGGTCGGCGCCACCGCCGTGATGCAGGACCTCATGGACGCCGGGAAGTGGACGCCCGACAACGCCGAGGCCTGCTACATGTCGCTGCCCGATCCAAAGACCCGGCAGACGTTCGCGATGCGGGTCCGGGTCGAGATGCGGCGGCGCAAGATGAAGATCTAGCGGTCGCCGGGCGTGCGCTATAGGATTCATCAGGAGGAACCACCACCATGGGCGTGACCAAAGACGAGGATCCCGCCGGCGGCAAGCCGGCATTCAGCGACCAGCAGCGGGAGGAGATTGGCGCGATGGTCAACGGCGCGATGGCGTCGTACCTGAAGCGTCCGGCCTTCAAGGAGCTGCTGGCCGGAACCGTGACCGAGGCGATGGGGGCCATTCTCCCCGACGCCATCAAGGCGGCGATGCCGAAGCCCGCCGATCCACCCGCCGACGAGGGCAAGGGCAAGGGCAAGAAGGGCGAGGAGACCCCCGAGCTGCCGGCAGCGTGGAAGGAACGGTTCGACGCCATGGAGCGCGAGAACCGCAAGCTCCACGACAAGGTCAAGCTCCAGGACGAGGAGAAGGCGGCCGCCGCCAAGGCCGCGCGCGAGACCGCCGAGCGTGGCGCGGTTGAGAAGGCGTTGACCACCGCCGGCGTGCCCGCCGCCCAGGCGCGCGCCGCGGCGCTCATGATCCACCTGGAGAAGCGGACCGGCGAGGGCAAGCCGGTCATCCACACCGACGAGAACGGCCAGATCTTCTGGACCGTCAAGGGCAAGTACGGCGAGGAACCGGTCCCGGTCGAGAAGGGCGTCGCCGAGTTCATGAAGGACGAGGGCAAGGCGTTCTTGCCGCCGTCCCCCGGCGGGAGCGGTGGCGGCGGTGGCGGCGGTGGCCGCGGCGCGTTCGGCAGCGCCGGCGGCCGCCTCCTCCAGCAGGGCAACCCCGGCGGCGACAAACCGACCAAGGCCCAGAAGCTCGCCACCCTCGCCGAGACGCTGATCAACGAGGGTTAGGCGATGTCCACCGGATGCAAGTACTGCGATGGCCAGGTCGCCCTCAATGACGGCGACTACCTGGGCATCCTCCAGCAGGTGGCGAACCGGACGGCCGACGAGCTCTACGCCGAC